CACACCTTTGCCACCGCAGGCGACCACACCATCCGCATTAGCGGCACGTTCCCGAACATATACTTCAACGACGGCGGTGATAAGGACAAGGTGAAGTCGGTGGATAACCTTGGTGATGTGGGTTGGACGCGGTTGGAGCGTGCTTTCTATGGCTGCTCGAACATGACCAGCTTTGCAGGTGGCAATACGGACACTTCGTCAGTGACGAATATGGGTTATATGTTCCGTGACTGCTCATCCATCACATCGCTTGATGTATCAGCGTTTGACACTTCGTCAGTGACGAATATGGGTTATATGTTCCGTGACTGCTCATCCATCACATCGCTTGATGTATCAGCGTTTGACACTTCGTCAGTGACGAATATGGGTAGTATGTTCCAAAACTGCTCATCCCTCACATCCCTTGATGTGTCAGGATTTGACACTTCTTCAGTGACGAATATGGGCGTTATGTTCTATAGCTGCTCATCTCTCACATCCCTTGATGTGTCAGGATTTGACACTTCGTCAGCGACGACTATGAACTCTATGTTCCAAAACTGCTCATCCATCACAGCCCTTGATGTGTCAGGATTTAACACTTCTTCAGTGACGACTATGGCCTTTATGTTCTATAGATGCTCATCTCTCACATCCCTTGATGTGTCAGGATTTGACACTTCGTCAGTGACGAATATGAGCTTTATGTTCTATAGCTGCTCATCCATCACATCCCTTGATGTATCAGCGTTTGACACTTCTTCAGTGACGAGTATGGCCTTTATGTTCTTTAACTGCTCATCTCTTGCGGACATCATCGGAGTTGAAAACTTCGACATTGAGGGGCTAGACTCCACAGACGATCTCAACAGCTTCATGACTAACGTAACCCTACCAACAGCACGTTACGACGCATTGTTAGTCAACTGGGACGCACAGGAGCCTTTCGACGGTATGTCACCAAACTTTGGGAACAGCACCTACACGGCAGGAAGTGCAGCCGCCACAGCCCGCGCCAACCTTATCAGTAATGATGGGTGGACAATTACAGATGGGGGGACAGCGTAATGGAACCGATCACAAAGACCGAGGGTCATTTCATCATCAACTCTGCGGCTATCTCGCTGAAAGAAGGCAATGTCGTAAGCTACCGCTCCGATGCTATTGTTCAAAAGTTTGACACCGAGGAAGCCATGCTTGCGGCACACCAAGAGCAGTTCCCTGAGCAATACGAGGTCGAAGATGCTTGAAGAAACACCCTCCAAGACCGACTTTTACCTGCGTCTTCAATCTGAAGCTGACACACCTGCCGCGCTCTCTGCTTTCTACAAGCAGGACTATACGGTCACAGTGGACGAAGAGACGGGCGAGGAAATACAGACGCCAGAAGGCGATCCCTATCTTGTCATGCACACAGCCGACTACGCCATCGACATTGTGGGTGTGATCCACAAGCCAACAGGCAACACGCTGACGGACGACGCAGGCTTTGAGTATCCAGAGACGACACCTCTTGACGGTTGGCACATTAACGTAAGGCTTGTAGGCGATGCTCGACGCGCGGATGTCGAGGCTTTGGATGCAGCATATGGCGTAACACCTAACAGCCCGTCTCGGGTTTGGCTTTAATTTTTTCACTGCTTAAGGATATAAGAAATGACTAAGAGCCTGTCACCAACAGAGTCTACAGCTATCCTTGGGGTGGCAGGCCAGAATGTTCACAATGGAAACTTCAGGGCTGACGAGTTTCTTACTGAACTCAAGGGTCGCTCTGCTATCAAGAAGTACCGTGAGATGCGGGACAACGACAGTACAATCGGTGCTGTTATGTATGCTGTTGAACAGATGCTTCGGGATGTCGAGATCAACGTAGTAGCTGCTGATGACAGTCCCGCTGCTCAGAAAGAGAAAGAGTTCGTTGAGAGTGTCCTAGAGGACATGGAGCATACCTTAGATGATCACATAGCTGAAGCTCTCAGTTTCCTATCCTACGGGTTCTCTTGGTTTGAGGTCGTATACAAGCGTAGGGAAGGTGCTAACCAGAGCCTCAAGAAGAAGTCTCGCTACCGTGATGGACGTATGGGTGTACGTAAGCTCGCTTGTCGTTCCCCTTGGACTATTGACAGGTTCGACGTAGAGCATAAGACTGGCGACATCCTTGGTATCTACCAGACCACAGGCTTCGGTACGGGTTCTAAGTACATCCCTACTCGTAAGTCTGTTTACTACCGCACAACTACTATTAATGGTGATCCTTCTGGTAGGTCTATCCTACGGAATGCTTATACTAGCTATCAGTACCTTAACAATATGCAGTCTATTGAGGCTGTAGGTGTTGAACGGGAACTAGCTGGTATCCCTGTTGCTCGTGTCCCTGCTGAGTACCTCTCCCCTGATGCTACTGAAGGTCAGATTGCCTTCCGTAATGAACTACAGTCTATCCTGCGGGATGTCAAGTTCAATGATCAGGGTTATATCATTCTCCCTAGTGATACCTACCCAGATAAGGATGGTGCGCCTACAGGAGAACGTCTGGTTGACGTAGAGCTTATGTCCTCTAGCGGCACTCGTAACATTGACATAGACCCTATCATCAGACGCTACCAGCATGACATCGCTCGTAGTGTACTGTCTGAGTTCCTTATGCTTGGTGGGGGTTCTAATGGCTCCTACGCCCTCTCTAAGAGCAAGACAGACCTATTCCTACGTGCCCTAGAGAGTTACATCACTCAGCTAGTAGATACGCTCAACAAGCAACTCATTAGCTCTCTGTGGGAACTGAATAACCTTAACCCTGACCTGATGCCTAAGCTTGTGGCTGGTGACGTTGCTCCTCATGACCTCAAGGAGCTTGGTGCATACCTACGTAATCTCAATGGCGCTAACATTAACTTAGCGGACCAACCTGAGATTGTTGATGCCCTCCTTCATAATGCTGAACTTCCTGAACTGGATCGTGAGAAGTACAACGAGTCACTTGATGTGGCCCGTCAGGCTGCTCTAGCTCCTGTTCAAGAGGAACCAGAGGAAGAAGAGGACGATCAGGAAGAAGATGAAGAAGTCTCTAAACTTGCCGCTTTGCAAGAGGAGGTTCTTAAAGCCTCTTTGGAGTACCTAAAAGATGACTGAGTTCGCCAACAATGTAGCTATCATCAAAGCTGTTGTCGCTAAAGAACTCCTTAAGAAAGACTTCACTGGACGTGAGGGCGACAAAGGAGAGAAGGGCGACAAGGGTGAAACTGGTGAGGATGGTGAAAGCATTGTTGGTCCTCAGGGTCCGGTAGGTAAAGCTGGCTCTGACGGTTCTGACGGTCCTCAGGGTCCAGCAGGTAAAGCTGGTAAAGATGGTCGTGACGGAACTGATGGTCGTGACGGTATCGACGGTCAGTCTATTGTTGGCCCTCAGGGTCCAGTTGGTAAAGCTGGTCAAGTGGGTCAAGACGGCAGAGATGGTCGTGGTATCAAGTCTATCAAGGTGAACGACGAGAATATGCTTGTTGTCACTTATGATGACGGAGATATGACTGTCGCTGGTAAGGTGTCTGTCACTAATAAGACTGAGGTTATCCAGAACGGTGCAGGTCTCCCTTTAGGTCACTTTGCTATTCACAGTGTTACCTTAGATGATGACGAAAACCTGATCGTTAGGTGCAATAACAACAAGTCTTTTAATATCCCTATCGGCACTAAGAGTGTAGGTGGCTACGAGTTCACTGGGGGGTTTTTAGACAGAACTACAGGACAGACGGGTACAAGCGATGTCGGTTCTAATGTTAGTTATACCTCTGCTGATGTCGCGGCTAATAGGTGGCGTAGGTTTGGTTTCTCCTCTGCTAGACAGATAGCCAACGACCAACCTTACTGGGTAGACTCAGGCGATCCTGACGAAGCCCCTGCATCAGGTACTACCGACTATCAAGGTGTAGGTCTATTCTCAGGTGCGTATATGCCTTCTGGTGTGACTTCGATGTTTGATTTCACACAGGATGATACGTACAACCAAGAGGTTACTACAGGAGACAATCCCTACACTGCTGCTACAGGCTCCCTTAATTGGACTCAGTGTAAGGTTGGGGATTTTGCGGAGGTCAGGTTTGACTTTAACATTACCCCTCAGTTTGCAAACACAACAGTAGAGGTTGGACTAATCT